CAGCAGGTCATTCGCATATTCAATGGTGAGAACCGGGTCGGTTTCTGTCCCTAGTGCGGTAGTATCATTGCCGGTTTTTGCTACGAATATCGAATTGGTGTCTGACGGCGTGAAACCCAGGGATCGCAATGTTTCACTTTCAGTTACTCCAACTGCATTCAGTGGGCTCAGGTCTCCAGATATTTCCTGGTTATACTCAAACTTAATCTTGTTGTCATTATGATATATCATATCATCTTCCTCGAGTACACCTGTGTACCGGTGCGTCGCTGTATATCCTTATTGTGATCATCCAGGATCTTTATTAGCCCAGCGGTATCTATCACGGATCCCTGTACAATAATCGTAGTTCCACCCATAGCCAGGTCGCCTTCTTTTACGCTATCGGAGAATGATTTTGGCATCACTGTTTCACCGCGGTGCAAAAATGCCGGGGTATCGTATTTGATGTCATATACACCCTGGGCAAACGCCGGGGCACTTACAACAGGTTTTGGTGCATCTGCTGATTCATTTTTCATTGCCTTTGGCGGTTTCTGCTTTAATACATTCGCGATCTGTGCGCTTGATACAACTCCCATTAACGCAGCAAACGCACTGCCACCAAAGGGGCCCATCTGTGCCCAACCCTTCATGACGGCTTCACTGGCACTTATTACAATGTTCGCAATTGCTGCTACCTGACCCAGCTTGAATAACTCCTTGCTCTGGCTGCTCATCAGCTGGGCCCCTGCCTGGGCGAACATCTTGGCCCCCTTGAACGCCTGGCTCTCCATACCCATCTTTGCTCGGAGTACCTGCTCCTTTATCTGTGCCTCACGCTGAGCACCCTGGTACTCTGCAACCAGGCGGGCATCCCTGTACTGCTGCTCCGCAACTGCCTGTTCCTCGAGGGTCATCCGTTTGTAATTTTGAGTGTTTTGGAACGCCTGAAATGATTCATATTCTTGTTGCACAGCTGCATTCTGATACTGTCCGAGGCGCTCATAATACGACACCATGGATTCGGCTGTTTTGTCAAAACTTCCAGCGTCTGATTTTGCAAACTGGTTCTGCTTGTCGATTAAGCTACCTAGCGCCTTTTCTGTCTGATTAAATGATTCTGCAATTTTTTGCTGTTGCTCTTTGGAGTTTTCGGTAATCAACTCCATTTGCTGGTTAATTTCTTCTAATTTTTGTTTTTTATGCTGGATCAGGTGGTTATCATCTTCCAGCCCTTTGGCACGATATGATTTGATTTCCTGTATGAGCTGGTTCGCGTCTTCCCGTAGTTTATCTACTGTAGATGTTTGCGTGTATATGTTCAGGTATCGTATCAGGTTTGCAAGATTTGTTGCAAAGTAGCTAACGCCTTTACCAACGAGGGAAAACGCTTTTGTTAAAAATCCTGTAGCTGAAAACGCGTCTCCTAACGCATCGGTTAGCTCAAATAATCCAGGAGTGAAGCTTCCGCCAATCTCTTCTCCGTTATCACCAATTGCATTTTTCAACTGCTCAAATTTACCGGTCAGGGTTTCAGTTGCCGCCCTGGCCTGGCCGCCCATCTGTGTTGCCAGTTCTTCTAATATAATTTTTTGGGCTGACGAAGTATCGCCCAATTTAACAAATTGTTTTATCTGGTCTTCTTGACTTTCGGATAATTGTACACCATATCGTCTGAGGCTGGTTATTCCCTGAATAGGGTCATTCAGTGCTTTACCGAGCTGCAGTGCTGATGTTTTTAAGTCGGTGCCCAGGGTTTCAGACATATCCAGCATTGTTTCTGTAGCCTGAGGAAAAACGTCTTTGCCTATTTTTGTAAACGTCAAAAGCAGGTTCTGACCTTCGATAATGGCTTCATCACCATAAGTTGTTACCTGCTGCAGGGATGCAGCCATTTTTTTGATTTCTTCTGCTGAGAGGCCGGCGGCATTTTTAGTTGATTTGAGTACCTGGTTAAGTCTCGTTTCTGCACGAACCTGCTTTTCTGACAATCCTATCAGTTTTTTTATACCTATGGCAATACCGGTAACCGCTGCTGTTACAGCCAAAAACCCGACTGACAGGCTGCGTAATTTTCTTCCGCCTTTTGCAAACTTATCCAGGGCGGACTCCGACTTGCGTATATTGTTTAAATACCGCTTATTTTCAAGATCGAGCTGTATTTGTACTTTACGTTTTGCCATTAGTGCCTGGTTCTCCAGTTGTTTATTACGTCCTCTACGATGCTCAAATCAATGTCCTCGTTGTTTGCCGGATAGCTGGATTCTATATAACGGCGGTACGCGGGGATCTCCATCACGTTGATATGGTGACACTGGTACTCACGGATTTCATCATTCATTTTGTTGTGATAATATATATCCAGCACCAGGTTTGCCTCGTCAATATCCATGTCACGCACCGAGCGTGAGGTATGCCCCAGCTCGTAGGTCAGGATGTATTTTTTTTCTGAGATTGAGTAGGGTTTCCCTGATCCCTACCCTCCACATTTACCTTCAGCGTATCCAGTATGTCTTTACACATAACATCCAGCGCCTCGATCTCATCCACGTCGATGCGATTGGCCAGCCTGTGTTTAAACACAAAAGGCTTGATCCACAAAAACCGAGGCTTTAAGAATACCCATACCGCTGTCACTAAAAAATCAAGGCTTGACTTATAGTTACCAGCGGTTCTGAGCAGTTTGTCTATTTTTCCAAGTGTAGGCGTCACGGCATATTCTCTGCCGGATATCACTACTTTTCTCATGCTATCCCTCCATGTAATTGCCAGGGGGTATTGCTACCCCTTGACAGTGTAAAATTTTCCGACCGCGTTTCTATCCGAGTCGTAAAGCGCTTTCAGCGTAGCTGAAAATTCAGACCAGGCCTTTTCGGCAAAATTGATCGGCATCCCTGCCCCTTTTACACGGTAAAATTCCATGTAATTTATGGTCCCGTCTGCCATGCGCTGTCCGGCCAGAATCAATCCAAATTCTGAGAACTCAGCTCCTGATTCACCGAATACCAGTTCAAAGCCTCCGGTGTTCACTTTACGTACGTAGAACTCCGCTGAATCATCCTCGTCCATTGCGATCGTTCCGCTGCCGCCGTTAAGCTGAAAACCGAACCCGGATACAGGTGCCGACGAATCGTCAACAACCGTTATGGGAGTGTCATTGATTTTCATCGTTTTGTCCTGGTAGGTTTTATCCGTACCAGTTTTAAAATCAACGTCTGAAAGCGCGTAAATATCAACCTCATCACCCTCGTCGTTCGCCTGTATGATGTATTTACCTGCTTTCAGGTCTGATTCGCTGCCGCTGATAGCGCTGATTGACGCGATCCCGGTAACGTTATCGATGACAGAATTACCGTTGACGTTTTCCGGCGTGCTGATGTTTCCGGATGTTTCAGCATCTATCTCGGTGAGCGTTCCTCCCAGCAGCGTCTCCATTATTTTCTCGGTATATTCACGCGCTGAAAATGAGATATCAGAGTTGATACTCTTAATCTCAGTATCCCATGGATACAGATTTGACCCGCCCAGAAGGTCCTCAAATTCAGCGGTAAACTCTGAATTCATTTCCCCGATAACCCGGGCGATCGCGAATGGTACACCGGTTGTCCTGTTGTAAAACGCGACCGAATGTACACCATATAATCCCTTAGGGCTTGGTAGTGCCATGACTACCTCCTTACGTTAGGTATTGTTGTGTAAAATCCCATTTCGACGTATTGAAACGGGCTGTGAGCTCTATTGATGTAACTGTGATGATAGAGCTGCTTTGCTCTTCATCTGTTTCGTCACCAGATATCTCAATAGAATCACAATTGCCGCCAAGGCTTTCATCTGTGCCGATGGCGGCGTAAATATCGTTAATCATTATCCTGTGATCCGTTGACGCACGGGATATCGCGAGTATCTCAATGGTCAGTGCATGTTCTGTATACTGGTACTCCTGTGTGAGATCATCGCGTGGATCCTTTACGGATATGGCCGGAAGTTGCATTTCGTCAAATCCCTCAACTTTCCATTCGTGCACAGGGTAAGCTGTTGTCCCCAGCTGCGTTTTTAACGCATTGATTACTGATTGTCTCATCCGCTTTCCTCCGTGGACAGGATCACAGTTGTAATTCCGGCTCCGGCGGGCTGGGGTTTCACCACGTAATACGTGACACCGCCGCACTCGATGAGATCGCCCTTGCTGATCCCCTCGACTGCCGAGGATTTCACCAGGCATTGTGGTTTTGTTGTATCAACCTCACCGGTGAGGACGTTTACTGCCTCAAAGGGTGCGTCAAATATCACGTCTATTGATGTGGCCTCACCACCGGACGGTGTCCAGGTTGCTGGTGTTGCGAAATCCAGGAAAAACCCGTCTATGTCATCTTCCCAGAAAGACATTACTCGTCCTCTCCGCCCTGAAGTGATGCGACGAGCTCGCATAGTTCTTCATGTTGCATTCCGGATAGGCTTTTTTCTGTTAAGTCATTATCCAGTTCTTTTGCAAGCTCGATGAGGGCTTCTCTTGACATGTTTTCGATTGGAGTGTCATCTTCCGCTTCTTCCACGTCTTCTCCGGCCTCGATGAGATCAATGAGTTCCTCTTTTTTGAGCTTCTTCAGTTCTGACTCGTCAACATCGCTTAATAGCATTTTCGCGGCCTCGACAAGTTCATCTTTCGACATGTTTGCCAGCGGTTTCTCTTCTGCGGCCGTATCCAGGGAGAGCAGGTCGGTTTTTGCTACTGAGCCCTCAACAATCCCGATCTGTTCTCCGTTTTTGAACTCAACGCGTGAATTCACCTGGTATTGATCTTTGCCGATTTTCTTCAGCAGATGTGCCCGCGGTTGGTATTGATCCTCGGTAAGACTTAACACCATGCCCGGGGTAAAACCGGCTTTAACTCCTGTTACTCTGTATTGTTTCATTATTCACCTCGAAAAATCCCCGGGGCCGGTGCCCCGGTAGATTTGTGATTTACCTTAGCAGGCCTCTATTATGCAAGTGTTACCAGGCACGCGTGCTGCCAGTACCCGTAGCCTACATTGCGAGAGGCCTTTACACCATACTGATGTTTCCCTGTTTTGAATTCCAGCTCTGATCCCTCGGCTATGGCATCGAGAGTAACCTCTTCTTCCTCCTGGCGAATAAACGGTTTTACAAGACCGTCGGTTCTGTATACCGCGAATTTTTCTGTCCAGGTAAGCCGTGGGTTTACCATTGGTACAATCGAAAAATTAGATGTAGCTATGGTATTTGTTCTTCCTGATGTCAGAACAGGATTGTTAATTGCCGCCAGTGCTGACTGCATGTACGAGATTGGACACATCACGAGAAATTCATTCGCACCCTCGTTCATAGGCTCGCCCTGGTCGTCCTTGAACCCGAGGATTTGCTGAACCCCTTCAAGTACAGACAGTTCCATCTCTTCGGGAGACGGTGCGGTAGTAGAGCCATGCTGGTTTACCGGAAGTTCGGATATATTAACTGATATACCGTTGCTCTGTGAACCAGAATCCCCTTCTTTGTGACCGGTATCGAAAAAATACTGGCCATCGTAGCATACGGCTGATTCGGCATTGATCATGAGCGTTGACAATAGAGATGCCCAATGCGAGTTCGTTCTGTCAGCAAGCTCCATTACTCGTATAATCGCCTGGCCGGTTTTATCCCTTTTCAACTCTTTTCGTCCCAGCTCCAGGGTGGCCTCGAAATCTTTGTTCTTGATCTCGATTCCCTGATCCCTGAGGGATTTCACCATGCGCTCGCCGATCCACTCACGCATTACCGGGCTCATGCCCAGCCATTTATATTCCTCGCTCGCCTGGTCAGACTGAAAAAGCATGGATACTTCTTCGATCCACTTCGACCCGGGGTTCTGCTCGAGGCGGTTGTAAAACGCCCCTATTATTGCTCTGCTGGATAGTGCTTCAACTCCCATCTGTTTCCTCCTTTACTGTCCCATCTTTCTGAGCAGGTAGTTTATCTTTGCCGCCAGAGATGCTACAGCATTCTTGGTGGCGGTATCGTCGATGTCTGCGATGGTATCCGATGCTGTACCGGAAGAATTGTCTGTCAGTTCAGCTTCGATGCCTCTGTTCTCGTCAAAGGCAATAATGCCGTAACCGGCAGACACCCATCTATGTACATAGCCGATGCGTGTATTGCTGCTCTGAGCGAGGGTGAACGTATCGTCGTCAGACGCGTACACGTCTTTACCCACATCGTCAATCGCGAGACTGGATATCGCGAGTTTAACCAGGCCTCGTGGGCGCACCTTCACGGTTATATCTCCCGCGCTGCCGCCGGTATTATCTGCCTTTCTGTCGGCAAATCCTCTGAATGGATCACCCGCTTCCAGCGGCCGTGCGTATCCGCTTGCGTTGCCCCCTACTGCCGCACCTTCGTATATGATGTCATCATCGATAACGGGCAGCTCGTTAAATCCATCGAGGCCGAATTCACGTATTTCATTTGCGCTTAGTGTTGCCATCTGTTACCTCCCCAGTATCCTGACCCGGCCGGCCTTATCATGTTTGAAATATGCCAGGTACGAGTCATAATCATTTCTGAATTCCGCGCGAATCTTGGAATCAGAATCCCATTTTGCCTTTGCCTGCTCTTCAACCGGCAGATCCTCGCTGGTATCGGCTGGGGTTTCGTTATGCCCCTCTGATGCGGGGATACTGTTGCCCTTGCCGTCCTCTTCGAGGTTTTCAGTAACTTTATCAAGTCGCTCTTTTTCTGCCTGGTTAATTGCCAGCGCGGCATCACCAGCAGGGACAGGCTCGGAAAACATGTATTTTTCCACCATCTCCCTGTTTCCCGCGTTCATCAGGCCATAGGTTTTCTCAATGCGGGATCGCTCTTCCTGGGCGCCTTTTTCGGCACCTTCGTTTCGGGCTGTTTCACGCTCGGTTTCAAGCTTGCTTTCAAACTCTTTTGATGCTTCGGCTTTACCGAGTTCAAAAACCTGGTTATATACCTCAGCGTGTTCTGCCCTGAGTTGCTCAACAGTTATACTCACTGTTCGTTCCTCCTGGTTTAAATTTTGTGCAGCGTTCTTGTCATCACCGGACACCGTTCCGCCGACACCGGGCGTGCTGGTTGCTGCAGTGCCGTACCCGTTAGAGTACGTTGTATCGTGTATCAGCTCGTCAAATGTGGAAACACCGTCCACCAGACCTGCTGTTATAGCCTGTTTTCCGATAAATATTTTCGCGTCTGCCATGTCTGACAAAACAGTTTCAACCGAAACACCGAGGTTTCGGGCCACGTCTTCAACAAATATTGAATAGAGGTAGTCAATCTGTGCCTGCAGGTATTCCTTTGACTCTTTGTCGAGGGGTTTATTCGGTGATGCGGCGGTTTTGTACTTTCCCGCATACAGCTCAGTGATGTTGATACCCATCTCTTTATTCATCTTGGAAAAATCAGCGTGCATCATGTAGACACCGATTGACCCGAGTTCAACGGTATCACCTGATATATACCGTTTGTCAGCTGCAGAAGCGATCCACATCGCCGCGGAGGCGATCATACCGTCTGAATATGCCACAATTTCTTTTTTGCCACGGTTATCATATATAAAATTGGCAAGCTCCTGTGTGCCGTCTACCGTGCCGCCGGGGGAGTCAATGTCGAGAATAATGCGTTCGGCACTGGAGTTTTTAAGGGCCGCGCTGATCAGAGTGGAAATGTCTTTTGTTCCCCTGGCCCCGTAAAATATCCGGGAGAACGCAGAAGGGTTCTTCATCAGCGACCCTTTTATGGGTATAATTGCATTGCCGTTTATGATGTCGTAATTTGCCTCTTCAATTTCACCGAATGAAATAAGTTTATCCTCCATGGCTTTTAAATCGAGTTTCGGGCCACGGATGTGCTGATTGTAGACATCACCGATGTGCTCCATGTGGCCGGGTTTGATTGCCCAGGGGGATGTTATAAGGTCAATTAGCTGCATTTTCTTCTCCTTGCATTTCGCGGCGTTCTCTGCGTATTTGCGGTAGATCCTTTTCGAACGAACTGCCGTTGTATTCTGCTTTTTCCTGCTCCATGGTGGTGAGCCCTATCTCTGTTCTCGTTTTAACCGCGTTAGCCTCTTGCGCTGGGTTTATATGTCCGCGTCCGTCGCCAGTCCATACAGCAGACAGGTATGCTTTTCTCATTGCGGGACTGTCAAAAAATCCCGGTGCGTATATGGTGCCCCTGGCAACCGCTTCCCACATGAACATTTCATATACCGGCTGGCAAAACGTCCATATGAGCCACTGGCGGCGTGTGCGGAAGAACTTCCATGCCTCAAGCAGCGCCGCCCGGCTTGCTGAGTATGACGCGGTGAAATGGAGAAGCAGAACCTCTACGGGGATCCCCAGGGCAACCCCCACCTGCTGGCATATTGCCTGCATGAATGGATCAAAGGCGGTGCTGGGCCTGGTCGGGTTTGCTGTTTCTATCTTTTCATTTTCTCCAAGGCCGACCACTGAGCCGTACCCGAGGCCGTACTCTTCGTCATCTTCCGCGCCTTCGGGGCGTTTTCCTGTGGGGTCAAGTTCTGGATCTGTTTCTGACTGTATAAAAACTGTGAACATGCCCTGCACAACGGCGGCCATGAGCTCGGCTTCTGTATATCTTGATATCTGCTTCAGATGCTCTATAACAGGGGCCAGATACGGCACTCCACGGGTTTGATCTGGCCTGAGCATGTGATACAGGTGTAGAACATTTCTCAGGCCGGTCTTCTCGCCGAATGCGGGGATTTTAACCCATTCCTTATGGGTAAACTTGAGGTTTCCGGGGTGCTCTTTGCATACATGGTATTGAGCTGGTGCCCCGTTTCTGTTTTTCTCTATACCAGATACCAGTTTTCGTCCATTTTCAAGCATCCGGTCAGTTATATTATTTTCATTACACACCCTGTCCGATTCAATTACCTGGAGGCGAAGGGTATACTGGGAGCTTGCCCTCGACTGGCGGGGAAACGTGACAAATACTTCACCGTTTTCGTTCGTCTGCCGGTATACCAGGTTCTGGATCGAGTAAAAATTCAATGTACGCGCGATATCGCAGTCCTGGTTTTCTGCCCACAGCTTGAATTCACGTTCGGCTCGATCTTCAAATTCTTCGGCCTGTTCGTCGGTCATTCCCAGGAATTTCCGGTCTCGCTCTCCAATTGACGGCCGGGGTTTAAGCCCGGTTCCCACAACGTTTATATCATTAGTATTTATCGCGCCGGCGGCTATTGGATTGTTGCGTATCAGGTCACGTGACCTTCCGACGAGGTCTTCACGGTCATATTTCAGGTCTGCATCGGGTGATCCGTTACCCGGTAAAAAGCGTTTCAGGCCTTCCCTGGTGCGTGATCCACCCTGGTATTTTCCGTTTAATGCCATTTTGGCGATGGCAATTCGCGCCCTGGCCTGCATTCTGCTGTGCGCACGCACCGGGTCGATAAAGCCAACCATCTTGTCTATGACATTTTCATGTACCTGCAGTTTGTTCATTCAGGAATAACCCGTTTTACATATAACCCGCCCCTGGATAATCGCTTCACCTGGCGATCCCACAACTGAATACCGTCTTCGATAGCCTTGATATCCGCACGCGTGTATGATCTCCCAGCGATTGAATAGGACTGGTTTTGCAGCACTGCATCCAGTGCGTTTAAATATGCCGATAGTTTTTCTTCTGCCTGTGCCAGTGTGATGCCTGCCATATTGCCTCCAACGCAAAAAGGCCCGCGTAGAAACACAAGCATGATCGCTCATGTGTCTACGCGGGCCTTAGTAACGGTACTCCGCACCCCGGGGGGCTGTATGTTAAAAGATCAGTTCAGATCTTCAGAAATCGTCATTGTCTTTTCATGTCCACGCTCATAAAACCTGCTGGTTCGGTACAGCTTGATCTTCGCTCTCTGGTTCGTCTTGTTTATAGATATCTCAATCTTAATGGCACTATCATTAGTATTATGTCTCATAATGTCAAGACAAATTTCTTCAAGTTCTTTAATTTTTTTTATTTTATCAGTCAAGCTTTACCCCCCTGGATATCACCCGCCGGCGGCGGGCGACTGGCCGGCTGATCGTTCCGTGTTTTTCCATGTTTTCCACGTATTGGTTTAAAATTGATACATCGGGGCACACCAGGCGTATCGCTGCCACCTGGTACACTTCAAGGTCCCACCCCTCGTTCCTGATTCCAGGGCGTTTTAGCTCCCATTGATAATAATCACGTCCACGGCTGTATTTTAGCCGGCGCTTTTCTGATGCCAGCTGCTCAAAATATTCGGCGGTGAGCTTACGCCCGAAGTGGATGTATCCGGGCCCGGGGGTATCAAGCTTCATCCTTGATGAAACCAGGTCTTTTGCCACGTTTACACCGACGGTTATAAGATCGATATTGTATTTATACGCCTTGGAGCGTTTGCTCAGCTTTTTGGGCCGTGACAGGATAGGTGCATCGTGCTGTTTTGCTCCTTTTAACGCAAAGATATTCCGGGACTTCTTATCCTTCACAAAATTATATACCTGGTCTGTGTGACTGCCGCCTGAGTCGATGAGCGTGCAGTGTATATTCACCTGGCCGGCGGTCTCGTGCGGATATGGTGAGGCGAGAAATATGTCCAGCTTTTGCCAGATGAGTTTTTCTGCCGGGTTGCCCACCATTACAATCTTTTCTATTGTCCAGCTCTCTTCGTCCCAGCCCCAGGCTTTTAGTAGTATCTCCAGGCGGTCTTTCTGTGTATCTACAGTAGCGGTCAGAATGGCAGATTCAGCCGGCATCATTTCAAAATTCTCCTGGCGATCCATCAATGATTTTTCATTTAGTTTTTCTCCCTCTTCTTCGTATGTCTGGCCCAGGTAGGTGTTTACCCAGGCTTTTATTTTCATAGGGTTTCCCTTGGCTGCCTTGAACTCCTGCACTATGTGTTTCCACGTGGCATTCGGTGAGTATGAGTACGCCGCCCAGAGGTGAAATCCGGCGTGTCCGTAAAAATCTTTTTCAGCAATCCATATCCCGTTCTGTATCATCCACCGGTGATGCTCATATGATATTGGCTTGCTGCAGGAGATACACCTGTACACAGGGCTTTCTACGGTTCCCAGGTCGCTGAAGTCAAATTGCTTCCATTCGAGGTGTTGTTTATGTCCGCAAAACGGACATGGTACATGATAGCGCCGCATATCTGATTCTTCGTACAGATCTTCAATTCTGGATATTCCGCGTTCTGTTGGCGTGGATCCGTGTATATACTTCCTATTCCAGTAATATTCGGCCCGGCGATATCCAAGCGCGATCTGGTCACCCTCGGTACCAGCTGAGGGAGGATAGCCGTCAACCTCGTCGAAAATTACTGTGCCGGCCGAAATCCTTCGAAACCCCCTGGCGGAGTTCGCGCCCACGATGAATAGCGTCATCCCCGGCAGCTCTTTTCTTAATATAGTGTTGGTGCTGTCTCTCGTTTTTGTTTCCAGCACATCCTCAAGCACCGGGATATCGCGGAAGAGACTGGCGATCTCGTCTTTGGAATACCCCTGTGCATCCTCTATGGTTGGCTGTACTATTAACACGTTACGGGGATCCTGATGCTGGTAATAACCAGGCAATCCGGTAACCAGGCGGGTATACCCCACCCTGGCTGATTTCATCAGTGTGATTTTTTCAACCTCGGGGTCGGTCATGCAGTCGGCTATTTCCCGCTGGTACGGGAGTGTATGCCACTTACCCGCCGAGGGGTCACCCGGCGGTATATAGTAATATTGATCAAGCCACTGTGAATAAGATATTTTTGGCGGCGGCGTCCAGATCCGCGTTACATCATTCCACAGCCCCTCTATAGCGTTCAGGTACTCCATCGTGTGACATCTCCTCGAGGACGTCACGCACACGTTTTTCAATTGAGACCACCACCTTAGTGGGGATCTCTGGATGTTCGGTCTTTATATTTGAGTGTATACCCAGCAGGCGGGTACGGGCGGCAGCTACAAATTTCTGCCATACGTTTTTCACTTCATGGACAGGTATGAGCTCACCTCGTTTTGTATCCAGTTCAAGTTGTGCCAAATCTGCCTTCAGCTTTTTTAATCGTGTTTCTTCTTCAAGCAGTGATCCGGTAGACTGCCTGGTCTTTAATTCATCCAGCTTATACCGCATATATGCCTGTACGGTTTTTTTAACATCATATCGCCCGCGGCCTTCTTTTTCAATAAGTCCTTCGGAAACCAGCTGCTGCAGCCGGCGGTCAGAGATGCCAAGCGTATCGGCCATTTTCGCTGTTGTCATAATGACTGGTTTTTTTTGAGTACTCATGAAACCGAACCGCCCTTCAGCTGCTGGTACCTGAATATTTTTCGCAGTTTCCAGTACCCGTAAGCTATCGATCTCTGGAAGAACCTACTATTATATATGTAGTAGCATAGATGTATCATTTAAACCGTCTTTTTCATATCGTTTATTCTCTTATATACACCTGCCAGCTGCATGCATGTTGATACATGCTTGCATTATAGCCACTCATGCAGGATATCAGAATAAAATTCAGCAATTGCCAGGCGTCCTGAATGGTTTAATCCTGATATCTTATACAGCCTGGAATTACGTATCACGTATATTCTTCCCATCATATCATCATGCACGTTTCATTATAGCACTGACGCTGCCCTGGACAACCCATCCCCTTGATGTATCATTGACATGTGTATCTGTGAGCCGAACCTTAATGGCCTCTTTGTATAGATTATCACCAATGATACGGGTAAGGATGACAGTGTGGATATTCTTATCCAACCGTTTTAATTCTTTATGATGTAAGCGCCTGTTATCGATCAGTTTCTTCAATGCCTTCTTTGTCTTTCTTGGGTATCTCATACTACACCTCACATATTCCTTTTTCATGTGGTCCCGGCGTGCCGTGGAAATAGAATGCCAGGAGTGTGGTTACATTGGCATGCCCCAGGTACCGGGCGATCTGGTCAGGTGAGAAGCCGTTACTCTTCAGCTGCATTGCCCGTGAATGTCTGAAGGTATGGGCATGCACATCGATGTTCATCTTCTGTATCGCCTGGCGTTTTATTTCTGCGGATACCGCCGTTCGTGAATACTGTGTACCGTTCTGTGTTTCAAACAAATATGTCTTCCCTTTGAATACCTCTGTTATTCTTTTGTATTCCGGATATGGCAGGTAGACCCGGCGGTCTTTCATACCCTTGCCCCTCACTCGTATAACCACCGGCCTGTTAATCTTGCAATCGGTGAGCTTTATGTTTATCAGCTCGGATATCCGGCAGCCTGTCCAGAACAGGGCCATGATTACACAGCTCACCCGATCGGTACACACTGCCCCCAGCTGCTTAACCTCTGGAATTGATAGATAGTCTATGGTAATCTTTGACCGTGAGGGCGTGATCCGCTTGAGTGTCTCAAAGGCTTCACGCACTTTTAACCGCTGCACTGCCGGTTTGCTTTCGTACTGCTTCATATAAAATTCCTTTATGCCCTGGAGCCGTATGTTGTAGGTATAGGCATTGTCGTAATGAGCCAACCATTCTCTGATCACCTCGATATCGAAGTTGTCAGGGTAGTTATTCTCCACGATAAAGCGGAAAAACTGCTTTACCGCGTCACCATATGTTTCGCGTGACGTTTCCTGCAGCCTGGCGTTTCGGAAACGGAGATTATTTTTCTGTTTTTTTGTTAACAGTTTTGCCTGCATTGTCAGCTATTCTCTATGTCAAAAGAGTTGTTATGTATAGTATTGGAGGTAAAAAAATATAGTACCTCCTGAAATCACTTGCGAAATGGCTTATATTACCCCTTAAAATCATATTTTACCCAGCTTTTTCTCTGCGTAGAACTTGAATACCTGGTTGAATATCTTACCCAGGTTTGCCTTTACCGACTTATCAATGAGTGACCGGCCGAAATCAGAGCCCAAGAGATGCGCGAAATTGGCGCCGTATGTCTCCTGTATGGGCAGGCTGGCCTGTGTTTTTCGGTAAAATACCCCGCGATGCTGACTGCTGGGCATAGTTGCCAGGAATTGTCCCTGGTATACTTTTTTTGATCCTTTCTTTACTGTAGCCACTACCCCTGGTTTGGTCTGTTTTGCCGTACCCTTAAACTTTGTTATACTGAGGTTTTTAGACGGCGCCTCGATGTAGGCTTCTAATGACTTACCAGTTGCAGGTTTGAACTTCACTCCCATAAGTTTCTGAGTCACGTTATACCCTTTTCCAAAACCCCTTTTTACGTCTGTTGTGGCCTTTCGGCCGACCTTGTTCAGGGTGGATTTCGCTACCTTTTGCTGAGTTCTTACATCCAGCCCCTTTAACGCCTGTTTGTAGCCCTTAATCTTTATTGACTGCCGCATTATTACCCTCCAGTCCCATTTTATTCTCCGTTATTGCGAATTTAATTCGCGTAATGTCAGTTGTACTCAATTATGAGCACACTTCTCCTATCTCCTCTAATGTCCGTCTTAAATGGTTTATTATATCATCAGTATTTACAATCCCATAGTGAGTAACTGCCCA